GCTACGCTAACAACACCTTCTGTAAACTTACCATCAGTGTTACCGTTGTCACACCAGCCAATTGCCAGCGTTCCCTTGTTTATCTTAGCCATTGTCCCCTGCTTTCTTTATTCTGTTGGTAGTGCTATTTCAACCCAAGATAGAGTTGGCTCGTCCCAAGTGAAGAACTTGCCTTCTTCTACAGGATATGGTACAGGTGCCTGCCACTTGGCGTCACTATCCAAAGTCCAAGAAGGATAAGGCTGAGGTGCAAAGAAGTGGTCAGCAACTGGGTCATAGGTGTAGCCAATGCCAGCATAGTTCTTACGAATAGTGCCATTGTAAGATGTTTGTACCCAGCGGGTATCATCACCTAGTAAAGACTTGCAGAACATAATTCCTTTGGTCTCGTTCTCTACTCCATCAAGGAGTAGTTCTTCATTAGCCACAACGATTACCTGTGTGACTACATTGTTTTCATCTAATTGTGCAAAGTGTGCCATCATTATTTTCCTTAATAAGTAATTGAACCTGATGCAGTAAATTTATAAATATGATTGCTACCTGATGTTGTATAAGTTGGTGAACCTGTAGTAGATGTTGCTGCGCGTGTACCTTTAATAATTACTACACCGCTACCACCATTGCCACCTAAACGACCAGCACCAGCATTATCAGAACCAGAACCACCGCCACCAAAGTTTGCAGTTCCTGCATTTCCAGCAGAACCAAAACTAGAACTTGCTCCTCCACCTTGTCCACCAACACCTTGAACAATTCCAGATGTACCATTAGATGTATAAGTACCACCAGCACCACCGCCAGCATAGTAAGTAGATGTTCCAGTTATAGAAGATTGAGTTCCATTGCCACCATCACCACCCGATGCTCTACCATTAGAACCTATTGGACCAACAGAACCTTGTATACCAGAGGCTCCACCTCCACCACCACCTGCTCCGCCTGTAGTTCCTGATTGACCTGGACCACCTGACGCACCTTCACTTGGTGAATAAGAACCAGCATTACCTGTTGCGGTTGTAGATGCTGCCTGTGCAGCACCACCACCAGAACCACCAGATAATCCGCTGCCTGAACTTATACCTTCGCTTCCGCCACCACCACCGCCAGAAGCCGAGTTGCTATTAAATGTAGAGTTGCTTCCACTGTTACCTTGTACGTTTGTTCCTGAACCACCAGCACCAACTGTAACAGTATAGGAAATTCCATTAGTTAAAGTTTGAGAAGTAAAAGAGCGCATACCTCCTCCACCACCGCCACCGCCGCCATTATCGTTAGATACATCTCCGCCACCACCCGCACCGCCGCCTGCAACTATTATGTAGTCAACAGTTGTAGGAGGTGCATAACCAGTATTGCCTACTAGCAGCGAGCCACTTTTAATTTTGTTTTTAATACTGATAACAGCCATTAGTAAGTTATGCTCCCGCTTCCAGTAAACTTATAGATGTGGTATGAACCTGATGTAGTATATGTAGGAGAACCTGTAGTTGCAGTTGCTTGTTCCAGTGTGCGAATAATTACAACACCACTGCCACCAGCACCGCTGGCTTGACCTGCTGTGCTACTGTCTACTTGACCAGTTCCACCACCGCCACCGCCAGTGTTTGCTGTGCCAGTACCACCTGTGCCACCGCTAGAGCCAGCACCATTACCACCACCGCCAGTTCCACCAGTTCCACCACTAGCAGAACCACCTGCGTTTTCACGCCCATAACCACCGCCACCACCGCCAGCATAATTTACTGATGAGCCAGTAATAGATACGGCTATACCGTTACCACCGTTACCACCATAAGCGGATACAACACCGTTACTGCCAGCAGCACCAGCACCGCCACCACCTGCAGATGCATATGTGCTTCCACCAGAAGCACCATTACCACCAGCATAACCTTGGTTGGCAGTTCCTGAACCACCAGTAATAAGTGTGTAAGAACCACCACCACCAGAACCACCAGTTGTGGCTGCGCCACCATTAATTGCAGCACCACCAGAACCACCAGTAGATGTAACAGTTGTAATTCCTGTTCCAGAAATAGATGAATTAGAACCAGCATTACCACGAGTATCAGAACCTGGAGTAGTTCCTCCTGCGCCAATTGTTACTGTATATGCTGTTGACCTTGTAAAAGTTAATTGAGATTCTAAAGAACCTCCACCACCTGTTGCGGTTACAGTTGAGCGCAAACCTCCCGCTCCTCCACCACCGCCAGAACCATTTGCTCCATAACCACCAGCACCACCACCTGCTACTACTAAATAATCTACAAGCAAAGGCGGTACATAATAAGCATTACCAACAAGGAGACTGCGACTAAATACTCCAGTCTTAAGACTTCTAATAGCCATTGTTACTCCTTAGTAAGTTATTGTTCCTGAACCTGTAAACTTGTAAATATGATATGAACCAGAAGTTGTATAAGTTGGTGAACCTGTAGTTGATGCTGCTGCTTGAGTAGCACGAAGTATAACTACACCACTGCCACCATTAGAAGCGTCGGGTGAAGTGCCAATACTTGCTGCTCCACCCATACCTTGATTTGCTGCATTTGTATAACCAGTTGGATTATCTCCTGCTGCTGGTGCTGAACCATAGTAACCTTGTCCACCGCGACCACCACCTGCATAGTATACAGCGGAACCAGTAATGCTATTGCTTACAGCACTGCCACCATTACCGCCTTTACCAGTAGTATTATTTGAATTACCACCAACTCCACCAGCACCGCCACCGCCTGCGCCAGCCCAACCTCCACCAGCATTTACATAAGTGGTTAATCCACCGTTGTAACCTTGGTTTGCCGTACCAGTTCCACCTGAGTTTCCACCATCTCCACCTGCGCCACCACCAGAACCACCATTGCCTCCATTGGCATCAGATGGGCTTCCTGCATTTCCAGAGCGACCACCACGTCCACCACCAGTGGATGTAATTGTTGTTAATCCTGTTCCAGAAATAGATGAATTACCACCAGAAGTTCCAACAATATCTGCTGCAGATGCTTTTGCGCCAGCAGCACCTACTGTAATAGTATATGCAACTCCACCTGTAAGAGTAAGAGTGCTTTCTGCAGTACCACCACCGCCAGTTGGGCTTACAGATGAACGAAGTCCACCTCCACCGCCACCACCAAGGTAGTAGGTTAAATCAGTACGCCAGCCAGAACCTCCACCACCCGCAACTACAAGATAGTCAACAGTTGCGCTAGGGCTGTAACCTGTATTGCCAGCAAGCAAACTAGATGGAGATACTGTTCCAGTCTTAAGACTTGAAATAGACATTAGACCGAAGCCTCATCTCCAAACGCCTGGAAAGCAACGTTTGCTGTAGAAGCGTAGACAGATAGTACGTCAGTTGCAGCAAGGGTTAAACCTACTGTAATGATTGTTGAGTCAGATGCACCTACTGTAATGTCGTATCCAATGTAGTGCTTAGGGTCAATAGCAGCACCTGCTGGACGAACTGCCAGTCTAAATGTTGCAGCAGTTGCAGTCAGGTTAGCAACTGAGATGCTAGAGACTACCGCTTCCTTAGAAGCAGGTACTGTGTATAGAGTTGTTAGTGTAGTTGCTGATGGGTTCACTTGCCCAAGTACTTTCTTTGCCATTGTTTATATCCTTTGCTTAGGCACCCATCAGCATAAATACTGACGGTGTAGGGTCGGTTACGATTGTTGACCAAGAAGCGGCTGTGCCGTTCGTGGTTAAATATTTTCCTGCATTGCCAGTCTGTGATGGAAGTGCATTAAGAGTTGTCCACTCAACGCCATCTGCTTGAGCAGAGTTGGCTGTAAGGACTTGTCCATTAGTTCCTACTGCTTGGCGAACAAATGTTCCAGAACCAGTAGCAACAATAATATCACCCTTAGTTGTGAGGGCAGTTGCCATAGAGTTAGTAATGGTTACATCGCCAGATGTTCCTCCACCAGAGATTCCAGTTCCAGCAGTTACACCAGTAATATCTCCAGGGTTTGCTGCTGTCCACTCAAGTCCTGTGGCAGTTGCTGAGTTAACACTGAGAACATAACCATTGGTTGCTGCAACCGATAGAGGGCTAAATGCGCTAGCACCTGTACCAGCCAGTAACTGACCCTTTGCAGTAAATGATGCTGCCACTGCTGCTGCAGCAGATGCTGCACTTGTAGCAGCGCTAGCAGCGCTTGTGGCTGCTGCTGTTGCTGAAGTTGCTGCAGAGGATGCACTTGTTGCTGCAGCACTGGCTGATGAGGCTGATGCAGTTGCTGAGGTTGCCGATGCTGTAGCAGATGATGCAGATGCTGTTGCGCTATTGGCAGAAGCCGTAGCAGATGCAGCAGCGCTTGTTGCGCTAGTTGCTGCAGCAGTTGCTGCGTTAGATGCTGTAGTTGCATACCCTGCAATTGTGGCTACTGAGTTGGCTGCAGTTGTAGCACTGGCTGCTGCACTAGTTGCACTAGTTGCCGCTGCTGTGGCAGAGGCTGCTGCTGATGTAGCAGAAGTTGCTGCTGCCGTTGCTGAACTGGCTGAAGTTGTTGCAGATGCCGCCGCTGCAGTTGCACTTGCTGCTGCGCTAGTTGCTGACGTTGCAGCAGCGGTAGCACTTGCTGCAGCACTGGCTGCAGATGTGGCTGCTGCTGTCGCAGAACCTAGAATGCTATCTACGTAATCCTTAGGAGTAGCAGATGATGCTGACATTCCTGCAGAGGATAGACCAGTGATAACTGGTGAACCAGAAATAGTTGGGCTAGTTAAAGTCTTGTTTGTTAGAGTCTGTACTGCTGTTGCAACTACTATCGTACCTGTTGTATTAGGCAGGGTCAGTGTGTTGTCCTGTGTAGGGTCAACTACTGTCAGGGTAGTTTCAAAGGCATCAGGTGTTGCACCCTCAAAGACGATGCTTGCGTCTACACCAGCACCTGAGATATTAGGGTTGGTGATTGTAGGGCTTGTAAGGGTCTTATTAGTCAGGGTCTGAGTGTCTGTTGTTCCAACTACAGATGAACCGTTTGAGATGCCGTGTACGCCCGTAGAAGCCTCGATATGGGTATTGGCTTCGCGGTAGTCACGACCGATAGCCATGTGGCGAACAACAGCACCAGCAGAGTGAGCTTGGGCTGATGAACCATCAATGCCTCGGGTAATCGTAAAGGTATTGGTCGATACCGCGGTGGCATCTACAATTTCTTCGATTGCTGTATCTGGGTCGACAACAATCGTGAAGGTAGTACCAGCAGGAATAGATTGACCGCCGAGTAACGCTGTACCAGACTGGACAACCAATGTAGATGCACCAGCAGTTACCGCACTTGTTAGTGTGGTCTGCTGTGAGCGAGAGGAGTAGTTGCGTGTTGTCATTTATATTCCTATCGGGTGTAATGAACTCGTGGCGGATATGCGTTTTGAAGTGTTGCTACTTCCTCGTTTAAGCGTTGTGAGTAAAGTGCAAAGAGTTGCTTTGTTGCTGATGCGCTTGCACCGTAAGGGCGCTTGCCATCTGTTTCGTCCGCCTGTGGGCTAATCTGACCTGCACGTGCTGGGTCAAGGTAAGCCAATAGTCTGTATGATGCACCAAGTATTACAATGTCTCGTGCTGATTCAGAGTATCCTGTAGTTGTTGTAAATACATCAGTATTGTTTTCCATTGCTGCAGGTGGTGTGGCATACATCACCTTAACTGTACGTCCTGGTGTAATCCAGTCATAGATAGTTACAGTCTGTGAGCCTGAGCCCCAAGTGTCAACATCTGCTAGTGGGTCAAAGTCCCAGCGCTTGATGCGAATCCATTCCTTAGAAGGACCTGTGTCCTGCCATGACATAGTGAGGATATTCTCAATTGCAAGATTTTCAAACTCATATGTATTAACTGCAGCATTGAATGTAAATGTTGTCTGCTTGATGGCAAGTAGATTAGCACCCATTGCACGAATGGTATCGTTGATAGCCTTCTTAATTACATAGCGTGGGAAGATAGGTGAGATAGTAACTTTAGCATCAGCGGCATGTGTAGCAGCTACTGTACCTAGATATCCACGACCGTAAGGCGCAACAGTTGCAGTGTTACCCACACGGTCGAATGAATCAACCCACATAAGTTCTTCATCAACTTCAAGAATACCCTTGCCAACATTGCTTGTATCACCCAGAGATAGGATTGTAGGTGAAGTGCTTGGTGAGGTTAGTGTATTGATAGCAGTCTTAAGATAGGTAGAGCGGTCCTGCTGGTAAGTATAACCTGAAAGGTTGATGAGAACTTCATCAATCATCTGCGATAATGTTGTCATTAGATAGTCCTCAATGCTACGACGGCAGATAGCCCAGTTGTTCCAGCAAGTTCGTTACAGATTGCATTAAGCATCTTGTAGTTATTTGGCTGACGATTTGCATCAGCCTTAATATTTAGAGCAGCAATAATACCTAGTCCGCTAGTTGATGCGTAAGCATTAGCTGCACCTTGTTCAGACTTGTAAGCTGTTGGTGCTGGGTATGTCCCGCCGTTGGCTAAACGATTGAGTTCGTCAGCGAATGTGCTACCTTCTGTTCCTGGCATTATCTAAACCTCGCTGCCTTCTTTGCTATTGACTTTGGTTGTTTTACAAACTGCTTACCCTTGGCATTGCCAGCGGCCTTTGCCTTATTGGTAGCAGCTTTCTCTGCTGGGCTTAATGCAGCCCATGCCTTCTCAGGCAAATATCTTTTCTTACCTTTCGATGGCGTACCATCAGAAGTTTTCCACTTTTCTTTAGTCCACTTCTTGAGGGACTTTTGAGATTTAGCAAGTGCCATTACTTGTAACCTCCGCCTGCCTTCTTATATTCTACGGCAAGCAATTGTGCCTTACGTGCTGACCATTCACCAGGGTCTCCACCCTTTGCGCCTGCCTTAATCTTCTTAAACAACGAGGCACGCATAGCGGGCTTAGTATAGTTACCAGCAGCATTGACTTTAGACTTAGTCTTCTTCTTTGCTACCATTTAACTTTGTCCGCCCAATATGCTGCACTCATCTTACCTTTAGAAATGTTCTTGGCATGGCGTGCTTTGAAAGACTTGCGTCGTGCTGCATATGCTGCAGACTCACCTTTCTTTTCTGGTGAACCAGATACGCCCTGCTGACCAAAGCGAATAGTTTTGACCTTGTCTCCTTCTTTAGCCACAACAACGTGTGACTTCTTTGGGTGATTTGGTGTACGCTTAGGCTTGTTAAAGCCTGATACTCCCGCTCGCTTTAGTCTTGGGTCCATTACTTTTTCTTCGCTTTCTTAACAGTCTTTTTTGGCTTTGACTTTCCTGCCTCAGATAATGCAATTGCAATAGCTTGCTTAGGGTTCTTAACAACTTTCTTGCTCTTTCCAGAGTGAAGTGTTCCCCGCTTAAACTCGCCCATTACTTTTTCAACTTTGCTTTTCATCGGTTCTTATTATCCTTTAACCACTTCTTAAGCATTGCATCATACTGTGCTGGTGTATAATCTTTCATTGTACCAATTCTTGCTGGCGCTGTAGGTGTAGGAGATTTCTTTCCTAAGTCACCCATACGGATTGTTGAACCCTGTCCAGTGGTTACGACAACTTGAGACTTCTTGGTAGCCTGTGGGCTAGGAGATGTCTTTGGCTTTGGTGATGCCATTAGCACTTACACGCTTTATCTGACTTGCCACACTTGCGGCATTTACCTGGCTTACGAACTGGCATTTACTTGCCCTTCTTCTTCATTACGCCTGATACTTTCTTAAGACGTGGGTTAGTTTTAATTGCTTTCTTAGAAGCTTTACGTGCTCCTGCTGCAAGAATTGCACTGGCACGTTCTTTACTAATACCTTGCTTTTCAGCAATAGATGCTGCTGCTTTCTTAAATCCAGGATGAGCCTTCTTCATTACTTCTTCTTGCCCATCTTCTTCATGACCATCTTCTTAGCGACAGCCTTCTTAGCAACCTTCTTAGCGGCCTTCTTTGGTCCGTATTCCATCATACGTTCCTTCTTGCCTTCGCCCTTTTCGTGCATCTTCATGGCTGCCATTGACTTGTACTTCTCACCTTTTGCTGACATTATACTTGTCCTATCTCTTTCATTACCGCTGCGGTTGATTTGTTTACGTGCTTTGCATCTGGCATTGATTCAGCGTTGTACGGCTTATTCAATACTTCGGAGGCACGTTCTGCCTCACGAATCTTCTCCATCGAAGTTCCACCAGGCTGAATGCCTTGTGCCTTCGCATTAACATATGCAGTTAGTTCATTTTCAAAACGTTTACGTGGAGCATTTCGCTGACTATTAGCATCGCCAGTATTCATCTGAAGTCCTCTGGCTTTACAGCCAAAGCAATCAGGACCGCACTTGGTGTGGTCTATAAAAATATTGTTCTCATCAGGGAATGGTTTAGGTGATGTTGCTTCACATCCGACACACCCATAGAGTGCGGCGTATGGAATCATATCTCCATCAACTAACCTATATGCCCATTCAAGAACTTTGCTTGCATGTTCGTGTCCCATATGTCCCCTATATTGCTGTGAAGTTATCCGTTGTCACTCCAACGTTTCCGTTGATTAAGTTCTCTCGAGTTGCCTCATCTACAGTATACTTGCTACCACCAAGATAAACTTCTTGGTAAGTATCTAAGTCACCATCATATGGATAGCGGACCTGACGATACTGTCCATTAACTCTGATGATACTGATTCCACGTGTTAGTTTGTAGAATGTAAAGAGTCGCTGGACTCCTTCAAATCCTTCATCGACAGTTGGTGTCTCGAAGATATATTCTGTCATTGCTTCTCCTTTAGTGGACTCACCCAAGTGGAGAGAGTTTTATCCCTCTCCACAAGAGTCAATTAACTACTAGTTAGCAGCGATTGATGAACCTGATGTGATGCGGTATAGAGCCTCATCACGGTACACTGCGAAGCCAAGTACGCCGTACCAACCCATTGGGCGGAAGCGCATCAACTTATCAGTTACGTTACCGATAACTACGTGTGGCTCTTCAGCTACAGCTTCTGCCATTGCCTGTGAACCGCAAACGATTGTATCGAATACGCGAGTTACTGGTGTAACTGTAACAACTGTTGTTGCTGTAACTGCAGCAGTATTTGCTGTGTCTACAGTAATTGTTGTTGTTGAACCTGATGTTGAGATAGCAGTAATCTTAGCACCTGAAGCGATACCTGTTCCTGCAATCTTATCTCCTGCTTCCGCACGAGTTGCAATGACAGATGATGAAGCAACGCCGAATGTGAATCCTGCTGATGTTCCTGCAACTGTTACTGCTGTTGTTGTCAACGCTGTCTGGTCTGCACCAGTCTTAGCGTTGTATAGACGTGGTGACTCTACGAAGAATGCACCTTCGTACTCACCGATTTCTCCAGCCCAAATCTTGCTTGCTTCTGAAGCAGACTGTGACTGTGGGTAGCGCCATCCGAGGTCGCCTGTCTCTGCACGAAGGTCGTGTGAAACCTGTGGGTGGATACCTGTCCAGTATGCGTTTCCACGACGGCCCTTGGCCTTGTTAGAACGCAACTTAGCAACAGCCTTACGGATGTCTGCTGAGTCCAGTGTATCTGCTGCATCAACGTTAGCAACAGCAGTTGCGTTGCCTCCGTAGATAACGTTTGAACCTGTGCGTAGTGTGTTCATTGCAACTACGTCGATAGAATCGGCTAGGTTGTATGCAATGATATTTGCAATTGCTGGGTCTACATCTGCTAGAGAGAAGAGTTCCAATGCACGTGTTACAAGTACAGCATTACCGTACTCGTTAAGTGTTACTGTAACAGATGTTGGTGTTGACAATGCTACTGCATCTGGGTCAACTGTCTCTGTTAGAGTTGATGTCTTTGTATCTAGGTCAACGTACTTCTGTAGAACTACAGTTGAGCCTGGGATTGCTTGCTTTGCTGGGCGCTTATCTGCGACAGAACGAATTAGGGGTTCTGAACGGAGAGCGAACTCGAGAAGGCGGTCATATGCCTTCTGTACGAGGCCTGCGCCGCCTACTGTACCGCCGAATGATGTGCTCGACGTATCTGTATATGCGTTAGGCATTTCTTTTAGTCTCCTTGACTATGAACGGATATTATTGTTGTGACTGCATCAGGGAGAGGAGTTCCTCCATAGAGCTTGCATTATCCATGCGCTGCTCTAAGTCCTGTGCTCTGTCTGGGGTTGAAGCGTTCTGAGTCATGACGTCCTGTTGGCGTAATGCCGCTAGGTTTTGTACATCAGGCTTATCTGCTGCTTCCAAACCAAATAGTTCGCCGTTCTCATTAAGCCAGTTATTAACCGAATCTTCTGAGAAATCTCCATCTAAATCCTTAAGGATTAGACGTGCTGCCTTTTGGTTTACACCCTTCTTTTCTAAGACTTCCTTGACGGTTCGCTCACGCTGCGACTTGGTAAATGTCTCAAGTTGCTCAGTGAGTTCCTTGATACGCTTTTCATCTGCACGCTTGGCTTTGCGTAACTTTTTAAGTAAGTCACTGCCGTCCATTTGTGCGTCTGTGTCGGTATCTTGGTCATCGTCTTCTTCGTCCCAGTAGTTGTTGCTCATAGCAACCCACCCTTCTATTCGTTGTTAGTTCGCAGGCCACAGTTCAGTTCGGGGAAACTGGCTGGCTCCTACTATCGGTCTATTACGCTGACGGGGCCGATTGGTCCGTTCAGGATTCTAGAATTGTCCTACGCTTGATGTCGTAAGACTTGTTTTGTTTGTGCCTGCTGCACCACTGAAGGTTGCAACTTCACGAGCGGTAAGTCTTTGACGCTTACGCTGTGCTGATGCAAGACTGTTAAATACTTCTTGCTCAGCTTCTGACTGACCATAAGTATCAAGTGTCTTGCCATAGATGTCAGATAGTTTCTCAGCAGTAGGAAGGATATCGGCAATAGTCGCGTAGCCCTTCTGCGCTTCTGCTTGTGAAACACCCTGTGCTGCGAGTTGTTCTGCAACTCCAACACCAGCCGTTAGTCCTTGACGTCCTGCTGCTACACCAATTTCAGATGCTGCAACTTGACGTTCAATCTTCTGGAACTGCTGCTCTGGGTCAAGCACATAGGCAACAAGGTCTTGCTGACCAATGCCATAGTAGTCGCGTAGTTGCTTTATAATAGCAGGGTCAGCGTTCTGTACACGCTGGACTGCTGTAACTACGCGGTTAGAAAATTCTGTTGGAGACATATCATTAGCAATAAACTGCTGGACATATGCATCAGTATCAAACTGCTTCAAGCCGTAGGCACGAAGTACTTGACGATATCCATCCTCTAAGTTAAGGTATTCTGCTGGTTGTAATACAGCAAGTCCCTTAGCGATACGAGTCTGGTTAGCCTTAAAACGTGTCTTGTATTCTTCTGACTCTTGAAGTGCTAAAGTGATTGTAGACTCAGTTGCACCATCGATAGCCAAGTCTTTAATCTTGTTGATAAGACTGCCTAAACCGTACTTCTGAAAGCGGTCAGTTAGAACTGCTACAATAGACTTACGCTGTTGTTCTGCCTGTTTAGCCTTCTCTGCTGCAGCAAGAGCTGCCTGCTGTGCAGCCAAATCTTGTGCACTCTTCTGTGCATTGGTCAATGTTGCAATTTGTGACTGCAGTGATTGAATCAATGCTAAGACTGCGGGGTCAGTAATATTCTGTGTATTAGCAGGAGGGTTAACAATAGGGTTAAAAGGAGGATTAATTACAGGCGTGGTTGTTGTTTTAGTTGTGACTACACGCCCAGTTCCTGGGTCAATAACAGATGTAACTCCTGGTACATTCGCATTAATCTCTGCTGCAGTTTTTGCTGCATTTACAGCAGCATCTAGTTGCGCTTGAGTCTTACCAGTATTTCCAACTTTTTTAGTAAAGTAAGAATCCTCTATTGCCTGTGCATCTGCTGCTGCTTTTGCATCTGCATTTGCTTTTGCGGTAGCCGCATCTTGTGCTTTCTTAGCAGCGGCTGCTGCTAGTCTTGCCTTATTTGCTTCGTCTGCTGCTGCCATTATGCAATCCCCATATCACGGAACACTTTAAGGGTTAATGAATCAATTGTGTCTCGAGCATTGTTTGTATACTCCCACTCGGGAGTAGAACGTAATTCTTTTTCAAACTGCCAGATAGGCATTACACCTGGCTGACCAGTCTTTGGGTCGATGTACTGCAGAGCACGACGTAAACGTGTATTGTTATAGTCTACAGAGTCTGGGTCAACCTCTAGGATAGAAGCATATGAAGCTTTGTATGCAGATGCTAATGCATCTACTGATACACCCTTGCGGATTGATTCAGCATATGATGGGTATGCACTTGCTGCAATCTCACGAATGTTTGCTTGAATATCTTCGGCTGTTGTATTTCCAATTGCTAACTCTGCAGACTGTGAATCCCAGTATGCCTTATTGAACATATTGTCAACACCGAATGCACGTGAGTATGCCTGTAGGTCAGATATGCTACCTAGTGTTTCTCCACCGTAGCCAAGAATCTTACCTGATGACTTAATTAATCTATCAAACTGGTTGTCGTCTAGACCCTGGTCGTATGCTTGCTGTGCAAGTAGATTGAGAGTTGCATCATCAATCTTGATACCAGTAGATACTAGACGCTTCTTGGCCTGAAGTTTATACTTATCAAAAGAGTCAGCGTATACGCCTGGTTGTTCCAGCTTTAACTTGGAGCGTGTCTTTACAGCAGGGCTAAGGTTCTTATAGTAGTCAGTCTTGTATAGTGACTCGAGTGCTGCTGCAGTCTTGCCCTGCTTGAACAAAGCATAGACTGCTTGTAGTTCAGGGTATGCTGCTAAGAGCGCTTCGCTAATGCCATAGGATATAGCCGTTGCTACACCATCATCAACTACTGCCATTTATGCACCTGCTACATTCTGTGATAGCCAACCTTGAAAGTCAATACGCTTCTTGCGGTCAAACTCGTCAGGGTTCATCACCTTTAGTTGCTCCTCAATACTTGTCTTCGCACGCTCTTGGCTGAAGCCTGGAGTTACAGTAACAACGTTTTTGCCACCAACCTTCTTTGTTGTGGTGGTTGTTCCTTCTTCAATCATGCGGTTTAACTCACCCATACGTAGTCTCTTCTGAGACTCAGTTGCTGGTTGCCCAAGTGTTTCCTGGTAGATGTTATCAATCAACTTCTCCAGTACGATAGGGTCATACTTCTGGATAGTCTGTGTTGGTACATTTGCTGTTGCATCTGCATTTAAGCCAGATAATACATCTGCAGCAATGGTATTAGTAAAGTCATTGTATGTCTTAGAGGCAGCAAGAGTTGTACCAAAGTCGTTGACCAGGATATCTTTAACCTTCATGCCAGTAGAAATCTGTGACTTGCTGTAGCCTAGGCTCTTAAGAACCTTAGCAATATTAGTTAATTGAGGCTTGGTAAAACTATCAACCAGACTTGCTGTTTGCTGTGAGGATGAAGGTGCTAATTGAATGCGAGCATCTTGCAATCTATTATTGATATTAGTTGACCATGTTGATTGCACAGACGGCAATTGAGATGTCGAAGGTGTATTGGGAGTTGGCGTTAGCCCTACGTTGTCGCGCCCTACAATTGCCATTATTTTTGCTCCTCGTAAACATAGTCGAACTTATCATCTGAGAAGTAACGCTCATAGAACTTAGCGAAGTTAACGTCTTTCTTCTTCATTGTTTCCACAATTTCAGCAACGCCAGTGCGTAGGTTTGTAGCCTTCTTAGAATCAATAGTTGTACCCATAGCCTTTAGGCCATCGTATACATCATAACGTAGATTTAAGTACTCAACAATGGTAGAGAATCGTGGCTGCTTGAGTAGGTCTTTACCTAACTTCTCATCATTCAAAGCAATTGTCAACGCACGTACTGCGTCTGCTTGCTTACTAGCAGCACCACCAAAAGCATTGTTCTGCTTCTCTTCATACCATAGATTATTCTGTGTCTTCTGTGCTTCAACAAAGTCAGCCTTGTAGTTGTCAAGGATAGTCTTACCAAAGCCCTTAGTCACGTTCATACCATTGGCTGTGAGTTCATCTGTCACAATGCTAATCATCTTGTACCAGTCATCCCAGCCCTTGTTCACAATAGATGAACGGCTAGCATCTAGAGATGCACCAACGTTACGGAACTTCTCTCGTGTGCCTGGAATGTTTGAACGCTGTAACCAAGCCTGAGCAGATGATGAGAATGCGTAGTTTGCATCATTAAATACTGCGCCTAATACATTTAGGTTGTCTTCACCGATTGCTGCTACAATATTCTTAATAACATCTGGGTTCTTCTTAGCCAATGTAACAGCAGTCTTATCTGGAATAATGCCTGATGTAGCATCAGATAGACGTGTTGTTAATAGGAAGAAGTCTGGATACTTCTGGATAAAGTTTTCTTCACCATTAACTGGGTCAGCATTACGCATCTTGTTAAGTTCATCAGCATAGAATGTGAGCGGTGTTACATAGCGTGGCTGTGTAGGTAGTAAGAATGATGATGCAAATCGAAGGATAGCAAATGATAGTGCACCATCTTCTGCAGCATCAGATAACTTTTTTAACTCAGATGCATTAGGTTGACGACCTCTTTGGTCAGCAAACTCATAACGCTTCTGTAGCAATATAATGTTTGCATCTTTATTGAACTGCTCACCACTACGGGAAAGGATAGCCTGGAATGCTTGAGCTGAACGCTTCAATGTATTAGGCGTTAAAGGCTGTAACATGTTAGACTGCGCACCAAATGGTAGGAAGAAGTCACTAAATCGATTCTCGATATTATACTTATTGGCAACTGTATTAACAGAGAATGTAGCCAATGGACCAGCAGAGATAATAGAACCACCTGTAGGGTTCAAAGGATTGAACCAACTAGTTGGAACACGGCCTTCTGTATCAGTAAATGGCAGGTCTACTAGTAAGTATTCTGTGCCGAATGCGTCTGTTTCAACCTGTCCAATACGGCCAGGAAGCGTAGTAACCTGTGCTGCCTTAGCAATAAAGTCTGGATTCTCTAAGGCAATCTTACCATATGCACGGTACTGCTCAATTAAAGCAGGGAAGAATGCTAGAACGTAGTTAATAACACCAGCATAATTCATGTCTTTATGGAATGAGTTAAGCTTTGTACGGTATTCTCCGATAGCATACTCACGTGCTGACTTCTCAAATAGCGCCTTATCGCCATCAGTTAGTCTGCGACCCTGTACATTTGCTAATGTAACCATGTTCTGCAGCTTCTGCTGGTACTTCAAGGCGAAGTATGGGTTGTACATAAGGCGACTAGTAGGGGCTGTAGATAGCCATGCCACTGTATCCTTGAGTGTATCGCGGAACTTGCCATACGCATTGCTATTAGCAAGCATATCATCTACTGCATCTGTAAGAACAATAGGGCGTTGGTGTACATCTGGGTATAGTTTCTTCAACTCAACTAGGTTAAGTTTGTCCTCAAGGATTAACTTACGCAGTTCAGCATTAGGTGCCCATGTATCAACTACAGTCTTTACGCGTTCGTAGACTGCATTAGCCCCTATTTCCTTGCCGAAGCGGTCAATATAAGAAATATTTGCTGGGTCTTTGAGCCATAAAATAACATTACTTTTCTTTTCACCAGCAAGAATCTGACGTGCTACATCATCAAAGCGAATCTTATCATTAAGAATCTGCTCCCAAGCCTGTAGATGTTTGGCTTCATTCTCAGCAGCAACAATTGGGATGCTACCCGTACGTCCACGACGGATATTCTCAATCTCTAATTCCTTAGAAGATGCCAGCGCTCGGCGCAGGTCATCCTTCTGTGTCAGTTGTGAACGGGAGATTGCACCGAAGCGACCAGAGAATGGTGCTGGGAAATCATATCCGCTAACAGTAATCTTGTCACGGCCTACTGGCTTAGACTTTACGCCAGATAAAAGGGCTGCTTCTTGTCTACGCAGTTCCTCTACTGTAGCAGTAAGTTGCTTGCGCTGTTCTAATGCACGCTGAACTGTATCAGAGATTACCTTAGGTGGCTTATTAAAGTCATACTTAGCATCCTTTAGGCTGCTGTCAAGTACACGAAGCGCCACTACACGGTCATCAATATTCTTGCGAATGTTAGCAATATTCTTTGTTGGATTACCAACGCCCTGAACCCAGTCATCAATCTTAGCAACTGTGTTAGTATTGCGTGATAAGGCATCCATTGTTTCAATACCCAACTCCTTGAATACACCAAAGAGTGATAGGTCTCCCCATGCACGCAGTGCAGAGTCACGGATAATGTTAATTGGATATCCAGCACGGGCTAGAGTAAAGCCACGCCATAGACCATTGAACTCATCTGCTACGAACTTAGCACCAAGTGCCATGTTCATTGGCAGTCCTGCCTCGGCACCCATCTTCTTTGCATAGCGAGCAAATGCTTTATCTACTTCTGCTGCATCAATAATGTTAGAACCATTGGCTAACTGTGTAACAAGTACTGGGTCAGAGATAATTTCGCCTGCTTCATCAATGAAATAAGCATTATCTAATTCATTTGCTACCTTTGCTTGTGAAACAACCTTACGGTTTTGTTCACGATAAATCTTAATTACTTCGTCTGCAATTAGTGGCGATACGCCATGCTTAGCAGCAGAACGCTGGATAAGTGTGTCATTGAATGACTCAATGAAGTTAAACTTTTCAATCTCTGTGCGAGCATTGATAAAGTCATCCATAAATGTGCGTGCTTCTTCAGGAAATAACTGCTTACTCTGCACGGCAGAACGAATGCCTACACGTACACGTTCAACTGCCATGATTGGCTCATTGAAGTTAACTGTTTTACGAGGTGCTTCATCAGTCATGCGCTCAATAAAACGGATTGGAACTGAAAGTGGGTTCTTCTGGTAGAAGCCTTGCACAATACTACCAACTACAGTTTCACGACCAGGAAGTTCTGTGCCTTCTAACTTGCGAGCGGCACGCTCTTTAGCAAAGTCATTGCGCAAACGCTCAGCCCATGCAAACTTAGACACTGTGCGGTCAACCATACGTGAGTCAAGTTTAAGAACATCATTAACGAATGCTACTTCTTTACGGAGTGCACCAATCTCAGCCTCTACTGCTTCACGCTTATCTTTATATGTCTTTGACAATAGGAGCATATCATCTTTGAATTCAAAGTATACGCTATATCCATTGTCTACAGAGGCAAGTGCTGACTGATAGCGATTAAGTTCTGCCCATTTGTCAGCACGTTTTACAGCAAGTTCCTGCAATGCACCAATATCGCCACGTCCTACGCGGAGTACAAGTCCAATAACTTCATCTGTCTGACCAGCAATTAATTGAGCACCAATTTGTCCAACTTCATTACGAAATTCTGGACGTTGGATAACTGTTGCTGCGTCATTTTCTCTATAAAACTTAAATACTGGTGTGTAAGGTGTAACTTCACCAGCAACTGTGCGCTTAATTAGGTCAACGTCTGTTAATAGACGGTCACGTACCATGTCAGGGCTAACACCCTTGAAGATTCTTGCGCTGATTCCACCCTGTTGCTGAATGATTGGATTAACAAGCGCACTACGTGCAGCAGCACCTGCAAACTTTAGACCTAAAACGTCAGGTCCTACGTTGGCTTCTAGACCAAAGTTAAGAATACCAGAGGTAATTGCACCGATACCTTTAGTTGTATCACCTAATGTGTTCCAACCAGTAATCTTTGCAGCAAACTGTGTAGTATCTCGACCAAAGTTATAGTGCTCTTGACCAGCATCTGACTCAGAAAACTTTGCAGACTTTTGTAGTTCTTTATCAATAAAGTTAAACATTCCAGATTCAGCGACATCGCGCTCTGCTTTACCAGCAAAGGCTGCGCCAAGTCCTGCACCAGCGACTGCACCAATTGGTCCACCGACTGCAAAGCCTGCGATACCACCTGCAACACCACCAGCGAGCATTGTAAGACCAGCAAGCAGTCCCATGCCTGCGTTCTTATCTGTAACATCACGCACATATGCATAGTTAGAGCGAACATTTTTAGCACCAGCCATAAGGACTTTGCTAACTTTACCCTTACTTGCTTTATCTGCTTCTGCTATAGCGTATGCAGATGCACCAAATGCAGCACCAAGACCAGTACCAATACCAGGAATTACGCTACCAACTGCAGCACCTGCAAGGATACCTTGCGGCTTGCCAAGTACACTTCCAACACCTTCTAATGCTTTTAGACGTGCAGCCTCAACTGCATCGTTCCATCCACCAGGATTGTCTGGCAGGTTCTTTGCAACATCTACAGTTACGCCAAATGGTAGGCGGTTGTTCTTAACGTTAGGTGTATTATTATTTCCACCAACGCCATTAAGATATTTTTGAGTGTTGCCAATGTATTCCCATAGGCTCATATAATAGTCCTAAGATACTGAACATAGTCCTTTGTTCCCTGAGAAGAGTCAGGCTGACTAGCCCAGTATTCAAGGACTGGCATCATGGTGCGAATTTGTTCAATGTCTGGGTCAGCAGCAGGTTGTGGCAGTGAAGCCAAACCACTCATATCAGTTACTGGTTGGTCAGGTAACATTGACTCTGCTGTAACTGGAGTAATGCCTGGAAGTTCTGGACGTGGAGCAGCAGGTATTGATGGGGCCTTTGAAGTTGGCACTGCTGTACGCTGTTCGTTAATAGCCTTGTTCTGTCCGTAAGGTAAACCTGAATAATTTAAGTCCATACGACCGCTCTGTCCGTTACCGCCCATTGGCTTAACGTTGGCTTGATTATACTGTGGGCCACCATTAGCGCCACCACGATTTTCTACAGCCATCGTTCCTCCTACTTGATTTCTTGTTCAAGAATATGAAACGGCGGTGCCGTCTCGTTGTTGTTAAGTGCTGCAATTCTCATTGCATCTAATGTACTTGCTCCTGCGTGGAGTGCGCCTACTGCGTAATCTCCACCTGAACCAATGCCATAAAATCCTGTACTATTCATACCAACTGCAAAATCAGAATCAATTTCAAATATTGTTCCGTTTATTGCAATTAATAAATTTAATTCGAACTTATCATCTGAATCATTTGATGACTTGTTTACATCAACACCAGCTTCAGTAAGTGCAGCCTTTAGTGTTGGTACGACTTTATTAATCATAAACTCGTATAAGTTTGATTTAGCCTTTACTGTGACTAGTGGAGGCGTCCACCCATGGAGTACCACTTGCAAAGCACGATAGTCACCAGCACCACTAATAATATAACTTCCACGTTCAACCGCCTTTACCATATCGGAATGCGTGTAGACCTTGCCGCCTGCGGCAATTCGGCTATCACTAACAATGACACAGCCGTGTTCTAGTTGTACACCAACGATTGTTGTCATTGTCCCCTCCTAGTTTATCTCTTGCGAATAGTTCTTACGCTTGCCGTAGGCGTACCAGAACCACTGATGCCTGAAAGTAAACTCATAATGTCGGGTGGCCCTGCCTGAATCTCAGGTGTAGCGCCTCCTACTGGAGCACCAGCGGGAACAGGGGACGGTTGCTCAACCGCTTGTGGGGCCCCAGCAGGAGGAACTGGTTGCGGCTGTGGCGTAAAGACTTCTTCAATGACGTCCTCTAGTGCCTGTCCCTTTTGGCGTGCCTTAATGACAGCCGCAATCTGTCGCACAACTTCAGAAGCGTCCTGGCCTTGCATTGCCATCTGTGGTATCGCTTGAGAGAGTGCAGTAATGGAACCGAGAAGCGACTGGCGCATACTCTCGATTTCAATCTTTTCTAGTTCTTGAGTTACATTAACTGTAAATGGAAGTTCACGCATTGCCATATCCTTGGAGATGAGTCCACCACCAAGTGCTTGCAACATAAAGATAAGACCCTGTGCAGGGTTAAGTCCTGCCAACATACCATAACGAACATCAGCAGAGTAGTCGCCCTTGATATCTTTCTTAGGTGAGTATGTGATTTCGTACGGTGAGCCAGAGTCAACACCACGAATGGTCTTTTCTTCTGGAAAAATTAATTCATCAACTTCAAAGCAAATCTGAATTACATCGCGTAGAGCAGATGCAAAGATTGCTTGTGCTGATTTAATCTGTGTATCAAAGGCTCCCATAAGAGCCTGAACACCTTGACCTGTAACGATTGATGCGTTGACGTTGCCCGTACGTGACTCAGGGTAGCGTGCACCAACACGAAGTTCTTGATTGAGTAGTGTCTGCTCAGTGAATGCACCCGCTGGGATATTGAGTTCAACGCGGCGTACGCCTGCTGGGTTTGCTGTACGAATAACAGCGTCTCCACCAAGTTGCAACTCCTGAACATCCTGAGGAAGTACGATAGGAGACTGAACAGATTTTTCTGCAGCTTCCATAGCAAGCAACGCAAAGCGGTTGCGGAGAAGTTGGATGCCAAGAATATCATCAAACTGTCCACGTAGTTCATCATCGATAGATGGTTTGCGTGCTACTACAATCATCATCTTACCCAATGGATTCTTAGCACGTGATAGTACTAGGTTATCCTTTGTAGGGATGTAGATGATAGACTGGTCTTTGTCGAAGTAGCGAATCATTTCTACTTGAGTATTCAAATCCTGGCGGTAGCCGTGGCCACCTAGCAAGGAGTATTCATACTCAGGGAACAATGCGACTAACTCAGCCAATGACATTAGGTAGCGTTTTGCAAAGGCAATGCAGCGTCCGTAGCGGTCGAATTCTGGGTAAGCACCCACAGGGTTTTCTAGGCGGATGCGTGGCATCTTTGCTTCCTCATCCAATTCAATAAAGAATGGGAGGAAACCGTAGGTTAGGTACCAGTCAGCACCTTGGTACATTTGTACTGACAAGTCAGAGTGTGCAAAGTAGTTAGAGGCAATACGTGTACGCTTGTCAGCAAACTGACGTGCTCTATCTGAAACAGAGTTAGCCGCAGAGCAGTTGACCGCAGGTAGTGGTGCCATAACTTCTGACAAGTCACGTGCGACAATGTCGATGAAGTTTGCAACTACGTTAGCATCTACGCCGTCTGGAAAGAAGTCAGGATATACAGATGCAATGTTACCCTTGCGGACTGCAAGAACGTCGAGGTTGCGACCATCGCGTTCAGCGTTGCGGAAGCGAAGGTTCTCGACTCTTGCCGCAACTTGTTCCATTGATAATGCCATTGTTATCCTTATCCGTAAGTATCAACCCATTGTTCGGCAAAAGCCTCATCAAGGTTGAGTGACATGCGTTGTTGTTTTTGTGCCCTGGTTGCCCAGCGGTTTGTTTGGTACTGACTGATTTGTGAAGACTGTTGCATCAACTCGCGTATGCGGATGATTGCAAACCATAAAGCCATCACGCAGTCAGTTGGATTCTTAGTATCTGGTTTCCAAGTAATCAGTTGCTGTACAAGAGACTTAAGTCCCTCAGAGCCTTCGTTGCTTGGTAGTTCGATTAAACCATTATCTTGATAGCGACCATCATGCATAGTACCGAAAAGGCTAGACATAGATGCCACACCAAAAGATGTGTCCCACTTGTTCTTACCAGTAAAGTGTGAGTTAAGCTGACAACCATAGGTTGCGAGATAGTTACGCAGGTCAGTATCCATAGCGTAGTACTTCTGGTGTGCGTTAATCTCAACACGAAACTCTTGCGGATGATATCTCTCGACCCATTCACGAATCAGAGCATTTTCCTTTTGAGGAGTAGGGTCTGACATATTGACGCAGTCAAGTACATAAATTTTACCATCATCGCGGTTGTAAGATACAGCCACGAACGCTGAACGTCCAGATACCGCAGGGTCAAAACCAATTACTGTGTAGGTTGAGTTGCCACTACGCGGGTGCCCTGGAGCACCTGGTTTAAGCGGTCCGCGCTTTCGCATACCGTTGACACATCCAGCAACTGCTGTTGGCGAGAATATAGAATCGGACTGTACGTCTTCTTGCTGGTAGACCATAGCCCAAACAGATGGCGCAACCTCAGAGCGGCGCGTAAAGAGCGAGGGTCCATCCCATTTCGGATAAAGTCCATTTTCGTCAGGCTCATCAATCTCGTTCTCCTGCAGTGTGGTCTTAGGCCACAGCGTCTTCCAGTTATCAGGCTTCTCGTCAAACTGAAGTACGGCAGGCATTGCAAAGTAAGTAAAGGGTGATTTGCCACCAGACCACTGCTGAGGGTCACGGAGCATTTTGTATAGGTCAATTGGTGCAACTCGAGTGCCAACGATAATTAATTTACCATGTCGTCCAAGACGTGTAATAACTTCTTTTTGAATCCACTCGAGCTGCTTTTCCCACTCGTGAGCGTTGGAGCCCATGACAGCGTCGTCGATTATAATTAGGTCAGCACGTGCACCGTAAATCTGGGAGCCCATACCTAGGGCTTGAACCGTAGGGTCCTTCTCGCCAGAGTCGCGGCCTGTACCTAAGTAAATCATGTCGGCAGACCATTGTGTTGAATCCGCCTTGTATCCACCGTTGGGGCCGAAGGCCACCTGTAACTTGGTGTAGGCTGGGTGGGAAAGTCTAGTTTTAATCGCCCCAAGGAACTTGCGGGCCATACCCTGAGTCTTGGAAACAATGATGACTCGGGCGTTAGGATTAGTCACAATCTTGTAGACGACGTAGTTAGTCGTGATGACTGTGGACTTGGCGTGCTCAGGAGGCACGTTAATCAGGACACGGTTGTCGTTGCCTGGCTCGTAGGTCATGGCTGGGTCTAACCAGCGGGGCTCGCGGCCCTCAATCAAATCTACCCAGTCAAGGTGATGCTCGAAGAGCTTTGTGTCTAGGAACTGCTCAGAGAAGTCGGGGAAGGATATATCGCCCAGTTCCTTCAAATCGGTCTTGATGCCTTTACCCTCGAGGCGAGCAGCCTCGGCGCGGGTCTTAAACTCAGGGTCAGTTGCACACCATTGGCGGTAAGCCACGTCAGAGCGTCCCACAGAGGCCATAGCCTGGGTAATAGTACTACCTTGGGCTAGTTGCTGGAGGGCTTTCTCCTGCGCTTCCTTCTTCGGGATATTCTGAATCCCAGGTTTTCTACCCATCAGTTAATCCCCTAATTTACAGTCATTTAACGCTAGCCGATTAACGGCATAATTGTCCCATATATATAATATATTATATAATATATAGGAGTCGCGGAGTCTTAAACGGAGCGACTCCGTATATGTATTTCTATACATATAAGATAACCTGTTCAAATCGTAAAAGCGAACACATTATATCAAAATATTTTTATTTATTATAAAAGCCCTGGTCAGGGCTATATTTAGGTATATCTGACTCTAGTGAGAGGGGGGTAATTATATAACAGAAATTTTAGGGGGGATACTATAATCCCCCCTCGAACATGTTTTTAATCATGTGGGGTCAAAGAATTGTCGATAAATCTACAAAGAGACAAAGAGATAAGTCGATAAGGGTATTTATGGATTAGCCGACTATCCCCCAAGACCCTATTCTCAGCCGACTCTCAGTTAATTCTCAGGAAACTAGGGGGCTAATAATTCTCAGATAATTCTCAGCAAACTCTCAGACTTTACAAGGTGTGACCTGCGTCACAGTAGACTCTCAGACTTCTCTCAGGAAACTCTCAGTAAAGGTGTGATGTACTTCACACGATTTGGACTTGACACGCCTAGCCTCATGGGGTATAGTTCTACTTGTCATCAGATAGGGGGCAAACCCCCCAAAAGATAACACGACACGCCCGACAAGTCGAAAGACTTGACAAGTGTCCCGAAAGGTGCTAAAGTATCTTTCACAAGTCGAACCCCGAAAGGGAGCGTCCCGACTTGACAAGTCAATAAAGGTTAGATAGTCTCGACTAGTTACCTAGTAACAGCCCCGCGGGGGTGGGTATCACGACACGATTTAACCTTACTTGACAAGGGTGTATAGCATAGGCTACAATAGGCTCACGACCTAAACACCCACTAGATTAGGGAGATACCCTATTCTAAGCATGAGAGGATAGTACCTTGACCTATAACCCTTACGGGGGTTTAGGTAGCATAGTCGTAACGCCACGCAAGGTTCAGGCAACCGATAGACGCTTGGGCACACAAGGCGCACGACTAACCGATACCAAGCATGGTAAAGCGGTACGCATTAAGCGCACACGCACACGCCATGCGGTAACGACCAACCGACCAAAGGTTGAGCGTGTGCTACCGACCCTTAGCGACCAAGAGCAAGAGCGTATCGCTCGCGCCCTAGCACTAGCCGAACGCGAACGCGACTTCCGCGCCTCGCTCCCTAGCGTCCACATAGACGCGAACGATTAAGAATTAGCCACGCCCGACTGTGGGGGTAGGTCTAGGTTCGAGCCCTAGCGTGGCACGACTTGACAAGCCGTCAAGCCTATGGTAAGATACTCTTATCATACAGAGAGAGGTTAGACATGACACTATCAACGAGTGACATGTTCGCACTAATGATAGCCTTGCTATCGGTGAACATGGTACTATTAGTAGCGTTTCGTAGAGTCTATGTGTTAGAGCGTAGATTACGCAGATACAAAGGCTACTATGACGCACGATAACCTATTGCTAGACCTTACAATGCGTGAGGTCGAGGTAATCCGCATGGCTCTACGCCTACAAGAGGATACCCATAAGCGCAACGACTTCCCTAGCCTAGTGCTAGAGACTCAGACCCTGCGCTCCAAAATTGCAGACGCAATTATAGATAACGCTAAAGAATTGACAAAGGCTTAGAGACATGCTATACTACGACTATACAACGAGAGGGGGTGAGATACATGAAAGATGATGATGAGACTATCGTATGTGATACATGCAGTAGCACTATCGAGTCGGGTGATGAGTTAGTGCTCGATGGTACGGCATACTGTACCGAGTGCGTGTTTAGTTGCTACCAATGCAACGACATACGCGACATGGAGGATAATGTCTCAGTCGGTGGCGATTTGTGGTGCCATAACTGCGCTAGTTACTGTGAGCGTTGTGATGACGGCATGTCAAATGACGATAATCACACAGTAGATAACGAGTCATGGTGTCAGTATTGCACAGAGAATTACGCATACTACTGCGAGAATTGCTGTGAGACATCATCAGAGAGTACAACCTATGTTAGTGATACACCATACTGTGAGTCGTGCTTCTCCGATAATTGCTACTACTGTGATGACTGTAACGACTCATACCATAACGATTACCCTTGCGAGTGTCGTGAGAGCGATAGTGTAGAGGGTAAGTGTTGTCGTGGCTTCCGCGCAAGCGGTACTATTCACGATTACTCATGCAAGCCAGCACCTATGTTTAAGGGTGTTAGCAAGCACAAGATGTATCTCGGCTTTGAGTTAGAGACAGAGATGAGAGATGTGGAACGCGCCTCGCGGTTTGCGTCTGCTAATCTCGAGGGTATTGCATACCTAAAGCATGACGGAAGTATTAGTAGTGGGTTCGAGATAGTAACTCACCCACATACACACCAACAGTATCGAGAGAACAGCGCGGTACTGTGGGATACTATTAACAAGTTACGACATGAGCATAATGCTAGGTCATGGGATACAGATACCTGTGGCTTACACATACACCTAAGTCGTGACGGGTTTAGTAGTGGCGCACACTTGCACAGGTTTATAGCCTTTGTGTACAAGAACGCCCCACAGATGATGAAGTTTGCTGGTCGCAAGACTAGGTTCGCTAGGTTCAATGATGTCTATACCTTTGATGAGTATGACAGACCTGTGTTCTCAATCAAGCACAAGGTCGGACACCCGAACATGAACAGTAGTGAACGCTACTCAGCGGTCAATACTCAGAACGAAAACACCATAGAATTGCGCTTCTTCAGAGGCACAATGAAAACAAGTGGTGTGTTAAGTGCCCTAGACTTAGCACAAGCCATGGTAGAATACACTAGGGAACTACGACTAGATGATGTAAAGTTAGGCGCATTATCTTGGGAGTGGTTCGCTGACTATGTAGTGTCTAACAATGGACTCTATCCCGACCTATACTCTAGGTTGGACAAGATACAATCAGTGGACATCAACAAGCGAGAATTCGCTAATGCGTAGGGAGATGATACAATGTGCTTACTTATAGTGTGCGAGCCAAACTCCACACCTAACAAAGCAGACCTACACGCTGGTGCGTGTAGTAATCCACATGGATTTGGATTTGCTATTCATGCTGGTGATAGGATTATCTCCGAGCGTAGCATGTCTGCTAAGAAATCTATCAAACGCTTCTTGGAATTACGCAAGCAATTCCCTGACGGCTACGCCATGTGGCATGCACGATACGCCACTCATGGTGTTAAGAACGAACAGAACTGTCACCCATTTGTGGTTGGCGGTGATGAGCGTACTTACCTAGCACATAATGGTGTGCTTGACATAAGTATCGGCAAGTCTGACAAGCGTAGTGATACGCGTGTCTTTGCTGAGGATACACTACCTAGAATTGGTGGCGTGTCCGCACTTGATGATGATAATGTATGGATTATGGCTGAGACTTGGGCTAAGGGTAGCAAGATTGCTATCATAACATGTGACCCAGCAGCCAAGCACCCTATGTATCTACTCAATGAGTCGGCTGGTTCATGGGATAACGAAGGTATTTGGTGGAGTAATCAAAGCCACAAGCGTAGCCTATACTCCGCACCTACCAAAGTTATGCCCATAGAACAAGACGACGAACTGTGGGACTACGCAGTAGACTTAGACTTAGATGTCTGCCCCTACTGCGAGTCTGCCACAGATTTGCACGACAACCCATACTACTGTAACATGTGTAAGTCATGCTTTGATTGTTCAATCATGATAGATGACTGCCTATGTTACACACCAAACAAAGATTGGCAAAGCAAACGGAGCCTTGCCGATTTCCTATACTAGAGAGGTAACAAATGAACGACACAATTCTACATCTCGCTGAGGAACTACGCGTTATCGCAGACGAGATTTCATACAACGCAATTGACACATCAAGTGACTACCCAAAGCGTGGCACTATTGTGAAAGCACTACCTTCACAGACACGCTTCAAGCCTAAGTCGGTTTGGGTATCGCTAGGCAATGGCACATACAAGCACCTTACTGGTAGCAAGGGTCTCATCACTACACATGAGCGACTCAATGGCTACACAGAAGTAGTATTCGAAGCGTAATACATGTCCTGAGTATGACATTAAACTGCTCACTATTATTGACAGAGAGGATAGACAATGAGTACACTATGGAAAGCAGAACTAACTGATGAGTTAATCGCTCATCTAACCGACGACGACAAGGTACGTATACGCAGAGACCTAGACATGGCAGTCGAGGCTATCTGTAATGAGTATGAAGTAGGGAGGGAATACAAACATGAGTTATGAAATTACGGAAACAAAGTATGAGTGGCAACTTGGTGACTACCTAGTACGCACTTATGTAGGCGAGTATGGTATACACACAGAGTGGTTTAAGGGCGACTATGTGTTAGATAGTAATGATGTACCAGATACTGTAATGGCAGAGTACGAGAACCTATGTCGAGAGGAGGGGCTATGAGTTACGAGCCACCACTTGACGACGACATAGCATTAGGGTATGATGATGAAGAAGAACTCGACGAGGAATTCGACGAGATGACAGAGATAGCACTAGAGAGATAGGAGATAGAGTATGCAAGGTCTATGTACAGGTCATGAGAACCCTGACCTATGGTTCAGCGAGTCTATTGACAGCGACGGCGACAGCGGTTATGTAAATGAGAACAGCGCAGAATACAAACAGCGTATCGCTAATGTAAAGACCGCGCTATCTATCTGCAACGCATGTCCCAGCAAGGCTGAATGCTTTGATGAGGGTATGAAGCGAGAGAATTTAGACAATGGAATTTGGGGAGGCTCTCTACCAGGCGAGCGTATCATACTTGCAGATGTTTCAATAACATGGAACAATCGTAGGCAGATGATTAACTTCGCAAACAGAGTAAGGGCAACTATCTAATGAAGTCAATAGCATTCTTGCTACTCGTAGTAGTAGCCTTTCTATTAACCGATAACTCAAAGACAGCCACGGACACAACAGACAAAGGCGTGCAAGTCTCTTGGAGCATGGAAGATAGCAAGGCATACGCTAGAGACAAACTTAAAGAGTGGCAAGATAATCAGTGGTCTTGTCTCAACAGATTGTGGGGTAAGGAATCCGCATGGAATCCTGATGCATTCAATCCTGTTCGTGTGATGGGGAAGCACGCGGGCGGTATCCCTCAACTGTTGGGACTTGACCCTGACACACCAGCACCACGTCAGATAGAGCGTGGGCTTGACTACATTTACTATAGATACGGCACACCATGCGACGCATGGTTACATTGGAAAAGGAATGGTAACTACTAATGGAAGAAGAAGAAACAATTAACTGTTCTCGGTGCGAAGCACCAACGCCAGAGAGTGAGTTATTGGAATTGCTTTCATGGTGGGTATGTGGAATTTGTTATGATGACTTATAGAGAGGATAAATTATGGCTAAACATGTAACAGAAATGCGCCCTGATTACACTCAGGCTATGGACATACGCGGTGAACCTACACTAGTATGCCCATGCGGTTGTGAGATTTGGAATCTCAAGACAATCTTTGATGACGACGGCGAGATTGGTATGTACTTCCTTGACATGGAGTGCGCTGAGTGTGGTACACTAGCAACTGCACCAGTACCAGAAGGAACGGAGATAGAAGATGACTGAGTTTCTACATCAATTAGTAGCAAACAGAGAGCACATACAACAGGACATAGAACTTCATCGTGCATGGCGTGAAACGCTACTGCGCGAAGTTGGAATTGTTAATGACCCATGGGAGTTAGCTGAGGAAACAAATGGCTAGTTATGAATACAAATGTGAGGGTGACTCAAGCACTATTACAGTCAGCCGAGGTATGACCGAACAGGAAATCATACCTTACTGTGATAGTTGCAATGAGCCAATGGTTAGGGTGTACAGTGCACCGCCTGTCAAGTTCAATGGCAGTGGATTCTATAGTACGGGAGGATAGCAAATGGTATGTGAAGTATGCGAGAGCGGTGGTTGCTCAGCCTGTGACGTACAGTCTGAGGAACTACAGTTTGCTAGCATGAAAGAGATTGAAGAGTTCTACAATGTCAATGGGGAAGCATTGCATGTTGACCCAGCCGAGATAGACTTAGAGGGTATGATACAAGAGATGATAAATTCAGAGGTTGACTTCGACAGGGAGTTCGACCCTGATGCTGAGTGATACGAGTTTAACTTATAAACTAATCGTTAACATCTTCGCGTTCATCATGCCATTCGTCATGATTGCTGGAATCATAGCCCTCTACTACTTCACCTGGCTCTTCTGTTTCTGGCTCTGGAAGGTCCTTGTCTAGGAACGGACGATACCCACCCAACTTATTGACCAGACGCTTGATAGCCCTGTTACCTCTCATGCGTGCTGCGTCATCACTACCTAGTGATAAGTAATTACTTATCTCTTTGTAGTCCATAGACTCTGCATATCGGAAGAAGAGTATCTTTCTATCCTCTTTACTTAACTTCCAATATGCGGAGTCTATCTCCATCATCATGACAGATAAGTTTCCACCCTCTGATGGCGCACTTGGTCGCCCTGGTCTACCTAAGTTTAACTTATGGGTAACACCATACTCATTACGTAACACAGCAGGAAGCAGTGCCTCTACAACATCTGCTTCATAGTAATACAAATCCGATACGTCGTAGCCGACACTCTTTGCTTTCCACTTCTGACAATAATCTAGCGCATGATTACGCAGGCTACGATAGATAAGGTTCTTTGCATCCTTATCACCTATCTTCTCCCACTCAGCTACCTTGTTAGGGTGCTTAGCAAACCACTCATACAAACTCTGCTTGATATCTTCAAGTTCAACCATGTCAAACTTGCGATGATACTCAGAGGCTACTGATGTGATTACGTATTCCCATGGCTCAATTTGTTGCCAGTTCATCTGCCTTTGCTTTCTTGTAAAGTCGGGTTGCGGACATTAAATCATCTACTGTAATCAAATAACCTTTAGAAATATTTGGCGGTATGTTGCATGTAATCTCTCTACCAAACTCTTTGACTGCATATCTTAGCGCATCTGTTGGTACAATTAATGTGCTCTCTTCTAATACAAATGCCCAGTATGCTGCTTCAGTTACACCTAGCCCTGAAGGTGCCCAGTCCTCAATCTTCTTGAAGAAACACTCAGTCTCAATGTAAAGGTTGTTAGTCTTTGCCCACTTGCGGTCACGCTTAACCTCTACAGTACGACCACCAGTCAACAACTCATCTACTAATTGCTCACCCTTGCGTCCGTAACCAAAGTCTAAATCAAATGATGATTTGTTAGTCATTGTCCCATTGCTTTCGTAGTACTAGCAATCCAATGATTGCATAGTTAGCCATATCCTTGAAGGAATCTTCAAGTGATTCGTGCTCAGGGTTTGCACCGCTGTCTATCAAGTTGTTGATACGTGCTAACTTATCATGCATACGTACACGTAAGCCATTAATTGCACCGCCAGGTGCTTGTGATATATTCTTTGGACCATAGTCCTTGTGCTTACTAAGTAATAAGTCAGATAGTTCTTTGACTGTACTACTTAGGTATGTTTCGAGGTGAAGTTCTCTAGCAATAGCGGGATTGCTAAGGTTATCTTTAGCTGTCCGTCTTGCTTCTGATACGACTCTATCTTCAATCCCAGTCCTGATACGTATTGGATAATCTGCCATATCTCTTCATTCTCCATCTTCGAGTAGTTGTTTAAGTTCGTCATCAATTCCTACCATGCTAGAGCCAACAATCATGTCTTCAATCACATCAAGTATTACATCAGGTTGTGTCTCTGCTGTAAACAAAGTCATATACGTATCCTGAGTGATGCTTCGTATCTGTTCTGGCTGTTCGGCATATCTATACATACAACGTAGTAGCGAACCAATCATAAGGCGATAGCCATTAGGCAATACCAATGCTGGGTCAAACTCTTCATCATCTTCAAGGAGATGGTCGGTTGCTTCAAACACATTATCGAAGTGCTGTCCACATTCTGGACATGGGTTCAACTCATTCTTCATTTGTTAGTCCCATCTTTTCTTTAATGAAATGCGCACCGTACTTTGTGTATGCCGAATTAACATCTTCCCCGTCACCGAATCCCACGATAGTGACTGGTAGTTCTCTTGCCAAACTGTTTGCGAACTCTCGTCCTGGCCCGTCTCCGTCTGCGAAAACAAAGATGCGTTCGAAGTCAGCAAGTAATCGGGTGTAGTGTTTCTTCCAAGAGTTTGCTCCTGGTACTCCGACGCATGGGATTCCAACACATCGTGACATAGTAAGGGTGTCGAGTTCACCTTCGCATACTCCAATCCAATCGCCTGCTCGTTCAATATCTAATACGTTGTACATCTTTGTGTCCGCACCAACCATGCCCATATACTTTGGTTCAACTGCAGGGTTGAGTGAACGAAAACGTATGTCAACAACACCAGACTTAGTTATGTAAGGTATGCTAAGCCTGCCTGTGTATTGTTCATGTCCAGGTTCAGGCTCCTCGACTACGCCTAATCGTGCCAACCGTGCTACCTCCAGAGTTATGCCTCTGCTTCGAAGGTAGACTTCTGCCTGATAGATGCTTTCCTGATACCGTTTGGACGCTATGCCCAAGAGTTCCTTCTGCGAATTTTGCTGCGCCACGTATGTCACATCCTTCTTGTTGTGCTATGATTTGTAAACTGTTTCCTTGTACACCACATGCGAAGCATACGAATAAGTTGTCATCTAAGTTAGCAGTACCTGATTGGTGTGAGTCACCATGAAAGGGACACTTAAGGTTTGCTTGCCCATGGTCACGACGTATCACAGCACCGTAGTGCTCTAACACAGCCTTGATGCTGGGCAAATCATTCACCGAAAATATCTCCTAATCTAAATACTAAATACGAATCTGCTATCGACTTGCCTCTGGCTTTAATGATAAGAGCTGGAGTAACTTCTTCTTTCGATAGTCCTCGTGCTTCTGCGAAATGAACTGCTTCGAGTTGAGCTTCTTTTGTCCATCCACTAAGGTCGACTTTATTGCCAGCACCTGGGGCTTTGCATTCGACAACGCCAATGCTTCCAAGGAAGTCTTTGCGGACAACAACGTCGCCCTCATCTCGTGCACCAGTTCGAGCAAGTCGTTCAGCGTCGTATCCATTTGCTCTAAACCAGTCTCTGATATCTGATTCAAAGTTTGCACCCCTAGCCTTGTGACTCTTGCGTGTCGTCATCTACTTCGTATTCCTTTGGTAGTTCAAACTTATCAATGACCAAACGTAATCTATCTTCATATTCTTTAGTTAGTGCAGATACTGCATCTTGCCAACCTTCGACATATGCTTCTTGCTTCATAATCTTTAGCGTCTTTTCCATTAGCATTATTCTCCTTAAACATTCTCTGGTATATCATCAATGAACATGTACTCAGGATTGAAAGCAACCCATGTCATGAGTCCTCCTCCTGCATCAGCTCTACCGTATCGATTCTTAACAGGTGCAACACCCATAGAAGTACCAACAACGCCGAGGGTACATATAAGAGCAGGAAGTTGAGCAACCTTACCCTGAATAGCCGAACGTGGTTGACACGGACTTCCTTGGACAGCCTCCGAAGTATGGTGTAATACAACCACAGCAGCGTTAGTCGCTCTCGCAAGGTACTTCAACTCCTTCATGATGGCACGCATTGAAGCAAACTCCTCACCACCATCGGTGGCTACGTCCATCAAGTTATCTACTACGATTAAAGTTGGGGGACAACCCCATAGTTCTTCGAATGCTTGCACTTCTTCATCAATATCTTGAAGCGTCGGTGCTGATTCAAATGACCAGACAATGTGTGAACCTTTAGCAAGTGTTGCCTTGGTCCAACCATGGTCTGTATTCATCAATGCTTCAACATCAGTCTGTGACTTACCTGAAATCATTGAGGCTAAACGCATAGCCATAGTGTGTGCGTTGGTATCTGCCGAGATGTAAAGTGTTGGCACCTTCATCTTTAATGCAAGTGCCAGTGCTAGTGTGGACTTTCCAACTCCAGGCGCTGCTGCGAACATCGAAACCTCAGAGCGCCTAATGATAATCTTGTTACTTTCGAATGCCTTAAAGCAACTAGGGAGCGGTTCTCCACCAATACTGGAACGACCAACTGAGCGGACAAGTGTGCGCATCCTTTATCATTCCCTTCTTTGTAGAAAGAACGCAGCCACTTCTGTGGTGTACGTCTGTAACTGCGTTCCTTCATCAACTTCTCTTTAGTTTACTGGCTTGCACTGGTCTGGAGTCCCCTGTGGGGTTGGGCATGCCCAGAAAGCGTAAGGCTTCCCACTCGCTTTGCTCACTCCCTGTCGGAAGATTCTCGCTCCATGAATGCACGTCGGGCTCGCTGTCCCTGATGGTGTGACCGCGCTTGGTGGAGGTGTAAGTGACGGACCCTGCCCCTGGGTTGGAGCGGAGTATGTGGATTGCGTAGTGTTTGGAGTTGAAGGCGTGGTCCCCAAAGGGGCTGCATTGTACGCACCAACAACCAATCGTTGCACTGCTGCAACTTGTGTTGAGTAATCACCAATGCCTTCTAGCAATACGCTGAGTTCATCAGCAGTATTAGCACGGATATTAATCATATCCCCAGCAGGTGTCTTGTAACTAACTTGTAGTTTCCAGTCTTCCATTTGTTATCCTATCTTCGTTGAGAACTGACAGTGTGCTGTCAATCCACATTTATATTGGCAGTTGTTTGTGTTCGGTAAAAATATTCCAGCCTTACGAGCCTTGTCAAATCCTGCAACAAGGTACTCAAGTTTATCCTCTGTGTACTGCTCGAGGCTAACAAGAGGTGACACACCGTGCTGACGTGCCATCCAATAAGTCCCCCACTTAACATCGATACCAAAGGTCTTTAATATTCCGACCTTATAGAATCCAAGTTGAAGTGTATTGGTTGGTGTTTGCTGAGAGGTTTTCAAGTCGACGATTACAAGTTCGCCATTGACTTCAAACACCCTGTCAAGAATCATCTTGACTGGCACGCCAGCAAATTCAGGTAGCATGGCTAACTCAATCGCTGGTGCACCTTGTGGTGTCTTCCACAACTTCCAGTCAGGGTTAGCCTTACGCCAATCGATGTAAGCCTGTACCCATTGAGGGCCAGTTGCTTGCCAAAAGTTTACGTCTTCTTTCTGTGGGTTGGCTTTGGTTGCACGACCACCAACACGAGCATTGGTTAGGTCTTTGCCCTCAGACTCAAGAGCCCAAGCCTTATTCCATAATTCGTTATTCAGCATTCTCTAAGTCCCACAATTCTGTAGCTGTATGGAAGGCGCTCCCGCCTACTGACCAGACTGATGGTTCCTCGGGTACTTGCATGAGTCGACCAAGGTAGTACTGATAACCGCAGTCGACATAGGTACTGAACGCTGAGTAACTCACGTGTTCAGGTAATTCGTAATCTCCAAGTTGAATCATTCTGTAATCATAACACAGTAGGACATCAGTGTAAATAAGCAACCCTAGAGTGCTTACTTACGTGGTCAGATTCTGTGTGTATAATTAAATATATATACTATATAAGGGAGCCTTTAAGGGCTCCCATATATTATATATAATAATATATATATTATACTATAGGAGATACTATGTTAGAAATTTTCTTTGGAGTATTACTGGCAGTGGCAACTCGTGATGCCTATCTAGAACTACTCAGTCGGTATCGACAGTACAAGTTCAACAAGGACTGGGAGACTGTAAAGCAGTTAGCCGAGGACTTTGAGGCTGACGATGAGGACATTAAGTAACCTTTAGAAATGACAAAAGACCCCCCAACCTAGGGTGATTACCTTAGGAAGGGGGGTTTCTTGTCTCTATGGGCCTGCTAGGGCCCTTAAAAGGGTATTACTTGGAGCCTTTACCGAAGTCTGTTGACTTAGGGTCTAGTGCTTTTAGGACTGGAGCAGCGATAGACGCTACGAACGCTGAGATTAGAGCCTTAGGTTCGGTTACTCCTGCTAGGTACATTGCTAGAACTGATGCAAATGCAGCGCGAAGGTAAGAATTCGCTATTGAAACCATCTTGTCTTTGTTCATTTATTCTCTTTCTTTTTTGGTAGGGGCTTTAGTTTAGTTGCAGCTAACCTGGCTGTGCCAACCGCAGAGAACTTAGGCTTGTCTAACCATGGGAACCACGGAGAGGTGTCATCCCCACAGTTATCCTTGATTGATATATGTAAATGTTTGTTATGTTTATTGGTGCCAGTGTACGGTTTATCTCCTCGACCAGCCATCCATATTTGTCCCTTAAAAATTAGATACTTAACACGCTTGTCATTCTTGAGTTGCTCATAAATATCATGGCAATCAATACCTTTAGCAGGGTCATGGGTTAAGTCTACACCAAAACCTGTGTTATGGTCAGAGTTGGGATTCTGATTGATATGCGCTTTCGACGGCAGGAGTCCATCGCTGGCTTTCGTACGCGATGGTGAAATCACTGTGGCTTGTCGAAGGACAGCAATAGCGGCAGGTGTGGCTTTCTTGGCAACAGGTTTCATCGTTGTTCATCTCTCCCCTTTTGAATCATAATCTGGTAAAGAATTTCTACTTTCTCTTCCAGTCTAATGACTGAATCTTTTAGACTTGAGCCTGAGTTAGGCTTGAGTTCGTATAGGTAGTGCTTAACTAACCAGCGAACTGATGTAGCAAATGCAGCTACTAGTGTGCAGACGGATATGGCTAAACCTAGCCATTGAGCAGAAGACATTATACAGTCCTAATCGTGATATCAATGACACCACCATAGCCCGTGAATCCACGGTCAGGGGGTGTGAGGCGGGTAAATGAGATTTGTTCAATGACAGCCTGGCGTGACTCACCTGTAGTTAAGTCTTGCCATGTTACAACGTCACCGTTTTCTTCGACGGCTTCTAGTTGGCCAATTCTATCGAAGGCTCTGCCTTCATAACCAACCTGTACATTGTATCGGTCTGTCTCCACGTCATAGCAATAGACGGGGAATCTCATAACTCGCTGGCGAGGAGTAGCGATAGTCGCTTTCGCCTGGTAGCCCTTCATGATTGGACCTCGTGAAGCAATGGTACCATCACGGTACAAGATAAACTTGTAAGCCAAGTACTCTTGCGCTTCTTGTGGGTTAGATGTAGTTACCTCAACTGGTGGGACAGAGACATCGTATGCTACGACGTCATACTCTGTGCCATCGGCAGTAACTGTTTCAAGGGTCATAGACCCATACTCAAAGTCACCACGTGCAACAAGACGCTTGAAGTTCTTAGGTTCTAGTGTATTATACCGAATATACCCTGTGGTTAGGTATCCTGATGGCATCAATTCTGATTGGTTCTCATAATATACATAACCAACTTCAGATGTTGTGGCTGCAGTGCAGAACATCAGTTGGTCTGTGCCATCAGCAAACGCACAACCAGTAGTCTGATGTCCAGATATACCTCCGAAATATAAATCGTTTGCATAAGCAAAACGCAACGGTTCAATCTCAAGACTTAAGTCGATACGGATAACACCAGGTTCTCCATCTACACCTGTCGCACACCACACATAGTGGTCACGACTAGCAAAGTCATAGCATGGCTGTGTTGTCTCAACAATAAGTGGACCATAAGATAATGAACCATCTTGGTCAGATACTGTAGCAACACGGATACCCTTGTTGGTTCCAATAATCATGTAGCCTAGATAGTAATGAATCTTATGTACTATCTCTCCAACAGGCATTTCTGCTGCAGTAATTGCAGATGTCAATGTTGGCATTATACCAGTAGTGGATAAAGTAAATTTAATAATAGTAGATTGGATGCCATTGTATCCAGCTACATAGATGGCAGGACCTGATGCTGCAACAGATGTGTATACATGCGTGCTGGATGGATGAGTATATACAGGCGTTGGCATAAGTGTTGCAGATGGTGCAAACTCATACACTTTGTTGTCAGCACACATTACAATACGTTCTTTAACGTATTCCATAGTTGCGTTAGCAATGACTCCAACTTCATCAAACATCTTTGTGACATCTGCAGTTGATGCAGAGGTGCCAGTTAAAGGCTTCTTGTATACAGTCTTCTTAGTTGCAGTATTAGTAATCCAATATGCAAATGTACCATCATCACAGATAGCATATACTGGCGAATCAACACCTGAGTTGTAATCAACAAAGTGTGTTACAGTTCCATCTGATGCAATCTTATCAACATCATACTCATCTTGTAATAGTACACCAGATGTGTTGTTCCATTTAATAGAACGAATGTGTTGGTCTACTCTTAGATTACTCTTTATTTTACCAGTAGTATTGTGGCCTGCTGTAACATTGTTAAGTAGCGTAACTTCACCAGGTTCCCAAACATTTACACCCTTGCTGTCAGCGTAACGATAGTGAGCTGGAGAGTTAGGGGAAGTCTGAGCTGGCTCATAGAATGTTATACCGTCCCCTGCATGGAAAGACATCTGGCTACGAATCCACCAACCAGTTAGTGATTGCTCACCAGGTTCAGGTTGGTTGTCAAACTGCTCCTTCTTAAACGGTGCTGTCTGTCGGATGTATGGACGTGCATCACTGATTGCATAGATGAATGGCATACCGCCAATAGCAGTATCATATGCCACATCAGTATTTTGCCAAATTGCAGATGTAGCAACTACACCTACGTCAACAGCAATAGCTCGCGTTGCACGACCTTCGGTAATATCACGACCAGCCACGTAGACTCCTTAGCCTTGTTGTTGTTTTTCTTGCGCCTTTTGTTTAATCATATCTAATGTCCAGTACATATCATAGTAACCAACATCTAGCGAGAATCGCTTGATATGCTTTACTAATGCACCAGTGTGTGCATGCAGCGGGATACCCGCCTCTTGCATCTTACGGAAGAAGACAATGTCTTCACCTACATACTTGTCGCCAACATGTTCTAGTTCTGCAAACATTGATTGGTCAGGGAACTTCTCACGCATCTTAGGAATGATTGACTTATGCATCAGTACAAATCCAAAGCCTGCACTATCTACCTTGATAACTTCGTTATGTGGTAGTGGGTGTACATGCTGGATAGTCTGCTCATCTACATCAAAGAACAATGCAGGGTATGGCTTAGCCAATGTACCCTCAGTCTCCTTGGAGATGAAGTAAGTACCGCTAACGACTGGTCTGTTAATCTTATCAGCAACATCCCAAAGTTTGGCAACTACTTCCATGCTGACTACAATATCTGAGTCAATCCATAGAAGCCAGTCACTCTTAATCTGGTCAGCCCAATAGTCAAACAGAACCTGGCGTTGTCTGCCAATCTGATTGCCCTGCACTCGCATGCTATGGGTAAGTTGGATGCCGTTGTTGGAGCACTGTAGTGCTACGCTAACAACACCTTCTGTAAACTTACCATCAGTGTTACCGTTGTCACACCAGCCAATTGCCAGCGTTCCCTTGTTTATCTTAGCCATTGTCCCCTGCTTTCTTTATTCTGTTGGTAGTGCCA